TTTTTTTTTTTTTTTTTGGAGAGGGAGTGTTTTAATGGGTAAAGCACTATTAGACGGAGAGATTATATTGGCAGTAGATTTTGATGGAACGATTAGCACAGAACCTGACATGGGGCATAAGCTAGTATTACAGCCAGAGTGTAAACGAGTACTAGAGAGATTATATGAAGATGGTGTTCGTTTAATTCTATGGACTTGTCGTACTGGAGCACCCCTAGATGAGGCGTTAGCGTTCCTAAAAGCAAATGAGTTAGGTCATATCTGGTGTGCTGTAAATGACCAACTACCTGAAGTGAATGCAATATATGAACCAAATGTAGCTAGAAAAGTTGGTGCTGATATTTATATTGACGATAAGTCAATTGGATATAAAGTCGATTGGTTAGCAATCGAAAAACACATATATGGAGAGTGATTGTATGTTCTTCCCTAAAATTGGAGACAAGGTGTACGTAGCAGGAAATTCATTGGCACATTTTGAGATTGTAGACATAGCTATTCTTAATTCGGATAACGCTTCATCCACTATAGCTAATGGAGGGTCAGTGAGATTTAAGGTAGGAGCAGGAGCGTATGAGTCAGAGTGGCTTCATATCAATAGTATTACTTTAGTAGAGACTGTTGAACGCTTAACTACTGCACCTATCCCACCTGCTAATATGGATATTGAAGCCATTGCACAGAAGATGACTAGGTGGATGGAAGGGTTACCAAGCCAACCAGATAATAGTAAGCTACCTGAGATTGTGACGTTGTTAATGGCAATCCAGTATGACAAAGAGAAGTACTATGGCTCATCTTGGAAAGGCAAAGGGGAAATACGTGGTATCATGGCAAACATTGACCGCAAATATGACCGCCTAGATAAGATGACCAACGATGAGATAGAGGGTGCAGTTAGTACCCTAAACCTTCTTGAAGAGGGGTTAAGAACGGGTAGATTGACTACTGAGCAGGTAGGGGAGAGCAAGATTGATGCTATAGCTGACCTTACGAATTATGGAATCCTGTATATGACGTATGTTAGAGACAACTTCCCTAATGTATTCAAAATATGGGTGGATAAAAATGTTCCAGATTACTCAAAAGACAAGATGCTCTTCCTAGAGCAATAGTACTGGGGAGATAATGATAAACACTCTCCCCTATCAGGGGAGAAAAGATTTTGTGAGACGGTTTTTTTAAGTCAGAAGGGTCACAAGGGGAGAAGCTCACTGGCGGTTACCATGAGACTTTCAATACTTTGACTTTTACTATAACAAGTATCCTTAGGAGGAATTTAAAATGAATAAACAAGAAACTGTAAAAGCTATCTCTGTACGTACTGGATTAACTCAAGTGGATGTAAACAAAGTGTTTACTGCGCTTAAAGAAATCACTGTAGAAACTCTACAAAAAGGTGAAAAGTTACAATTAACTGGTTTCTGGGGAGTAGAGCCTGCATACCGTGCACCACGTAAAGGTTTTGACCCTATTAAGAAAGAGCCAATGGAAATCGCTGCTACTGTAGGCGTTCGTATCAAAGCTGGTGAAGATTTAAAGAAAGCTGTAAAAGGCTTAAAAGTAGAAGACTTTGCTCCTAAAGCAGAGTAGTCTAATACTGATCTCTATTATATAGCTGCATATATCTGAACGGTATCGTTCACACATACTTCTGAAAGTGTTCAAAAGACTCTAGGATTCGCTCCCTAGAGTCTTTTTCTATTGTACGAGAGGATTTTTGGAATCCCTCTTTTTATTAGTTTTGAAGGAGTTGATTCGATGAAGTGTACTGCATGTAGGCTTTCTGAGACCTGTCCAAAGGTCTTACAGATGGGGCATGGTAAGAAAAAGGCACGTATTATGGTGATTCAGGAGAACCCATATGAACATGAAAATAAGAAGGGTAAGTACTTCAGTGGTAAAGCAGGTAAGCTATTACAGTCAGCATTAGAGGAAGTAGGTATAGACTCTGATGACATCTACTATACTGCGGTAGTTAAGTGCTCAACACCAGAGGATAGACTACCCCTAAAGGATGAAGTTAAGGCATGTATGGACTATCTGTGGGCAGAGATTGATGCAGTAGAACCAGAGATTATTATACCGACAGGTAATATGTCTTTATGGGCTTTAACGGGTCTTACTGCAATAACTAAGCAACGTGGAAGACTTATTGAGAAGGATGGTTACAAGTTCTTCCCTATGATACATCCTAATATGGTTTTAAAGCAACCAAAGTATATGGAGTTCTTTTCTAAGGACATCATTAATCTACAATCAATCCTAGAGGGTGTGCTTCCTTCTGACATATTGGCATATGAGCAGGAGAGATTATACTGTGAAGACTACGATACAGCTATCAATGAGCTTAAGAGGTTAATGGCTTTACCTGATGGCTATGAAGTAGTAGTCGATTTGGAGGGTGTAAAGAGTAACCCCTACTTGGATAAGACAGTTATGTCCAAGACTAAGAGAGCTATGTTCCCTGAGAGTGAGATAGTTAAAATATCAGCTATAGGATTCTCTGATAGAGCTGGCTATGGTTGTGCCATTCCGTTATATCATAGGGAAACCCCTTTCACAGGTAATCAGATTGGAACAATAATTAAATTTATACGCTTCTTAATTGAAGACTGTAAGCTAAAGTTTGTTGCACACAACAGTAAGTTCGAGATGAAGTGGTTATTGCAACAGATAGATGTATACTTTACTGAGATGAAATGGGATACCATGTTAATGCACTACCTTGCAGTAACAGAGGAAAAAGGTACCCATGACTTGAAACAGTTAGCATGGCTAGAAACTGACATGGGTGGATATGATGACGAGTTAGACCCATTCTTACCTAAGGGTGATGATGAAGGTAACTACGACATGATACCTTGGGATACCCTTAAAGTCTATTTAGCGGCTGACTGTGATGTAACCTATAGACTACTCAACAAATACAAGCCACTTGTTGAAGAGGACAAAGAGAAGAAATGGCTATGGGATAATCTCATGGTACCTGGCTTATATGCCCTGATGGACATTGAGCATACAGGGGCTAAAGTAGATGTAGACTTACTTAGTATCTACAAAGAAAGATATGAAGCTGAGATTGATAGACTAGAAAGCAAGCTAAGAGAGTACCCTGAAATAGTTAGTATTGAGAGGGAACGACATGAAAGATGGTTAGAACGTGTAGCCATTGGAGGCATTAAGAAAGCCCAACGTACAGCAGAGCAACAAGAGAAGTTTGAAAAGTATAAGAAGTATGACCCTAGCAAGGGTGGTGACAAGTTTAGTTTTAGTTCACCCCCACAGTTACAGCACTTATTCTTTGATATAATGGGACTGGAAACGGTTGTCCTCACTGATAAGGGCAAACCTAGTACTAATGATGACTCATTGAAATACATGAGAAATCAACACCCTATGGTAGAGCTTATGATGGAGTACCGTAAGGTTGCCCATCTGTACAGTAACTTCATTGGAAAGTTAATTCTACACATAGATGCTAGAGGACTTGTTCATGGTAACTACAACCTACACGGAACAGTTACAGGGCGTTTAAGTAGTAATGAACCTAACATGCAACAGTTACCTCGTAAAGTGAATAGTGCGATGTTGTTCCAGTATCATAATGAGATAAAGACACTGTTTGTATCTCGCTTTGGTGACAATGGCGTTATAGTACAGTTTGACTACTCCCAGCTAGAGTTACGTATCCTAGCAGTTATGACTGGGGATAAAGAGCTTATCCGACTGTATCGTTCTGGTGCCGATTTACATAAAGAGGTAGCCGCAGGTGCATTCGGTGTAACTGTAGATGAAGTCACTAAAGACCAACGTACTGCTGCTAAGAAGATTCAGTTCGGTATCGTATACCAAGAGTCTCCTAAGGGACTGTCTGAAGACTTACGTGCGGAAGGTATTAATATGTCTGTAGAAGAGTGTCAGAAATTCATTGATAACTACTTCAAACGCTTCCCAGACGTAGAGCGTTGGGTTAAACGTATTAAGAAATTTGCTAAGAAGAACAAGTTCGTTAAGACTCTTACTAACCGTATTCGTCATCTAGAAGGTTTAGATTCTACAGACCGCTCTATTGCGAATGAGGCAGAACGCCAAGCGGTTAACGCACCTATACAGTCAACAGGTTCAGACTGTACCCTTATGTCTCTTATCAAGATTAATGAGTGGCTACAGGAGTCTGACTATAAGAGCCGTATCGTAATCACGGTTCATGATAGTATAGTATTTGACTGTCCAAAGGATGAGGTAGTAGAAGTAGCTAAGAAAGTTAAGCATGTTATGGAGAACTTAGCTGAATACAATGAGTTCTACAATTTCCTAGGTGATGTGCCAATCCTGTCTGAGATGGAGATTGGATACAACTACGGTCACTCGTTCGAGTGTTCTATTGAGGATATTGAAGAGCACGGAGTGGACGGTTACCTACAGAAAGAGTTAGCTGATAAAAAGGCTAAGGCAGAGAAAGAGTATAAGAAAGCTGAAGAAAACGGTACACCAATACCAAAATTTGCATTAGATTACTGGGAGAAGGCTTGTTAGAGCCTTCTTCTTTTTTGTATAGGAAACTAGTTCTGTATCTCACGGAAGAATCTTCCACTCGACTTGAGGATAAAATTTTGCAAAACTCAATTTGAGGGAGGAAATCAATATGACCAAGACTAAAACTTACGAAATGGTTAATAAATCTAATGGGGTAGTAATCACATGCACGGAGAAATACGTTCTAGATTGGATTAGTAGGGGCTTTGAAGTAGATAAAATCATACTAAAAGGAGAGACAAAGACATGCTAGAACACATGCCTAATAATGTAGATTTTGATAAGGTTGACTGGGTTGCCTTGGCTAGGCAACTAGGACTAAAATTATCTGACGAGCCTATAGAAATTACCAGACTTGGCACTCCTTACCGACAGTACTTAGCAGCAGTCACAATGGCATCTAGGATGGTCGATTGTAATCTTAGACTAGAGCAGATAAATGAAGAATTAGATAAAATGATTGATGAACGACAGGTTACCTCCTTTGACAAGGCGTGTATCAAGTTGTATTTAAATAGAATAGTAGAAGAAGAAAAGCTCCCTCATTGATAGGGGGCTTTTCATTTTGTTTATAGGTCAGGAGACGATTCCCGTTTCTTGACCTTTTTTTATGTCGAACAGGTTGTTGAACCCCACGATACTAAGAGATGGTGGAGAAAAAATTGTGTGCCTTGCTTTAATAATTGTGAAGGCGTTCAAGACAGAAAGGTATGATGAGTATGTCACGTAAGATTATAAGAATCGCCTTACCAAAAGGTAAAATGTACACAGCGGATTTACAGAGGGAACTGGCTATAGATAGCTCTAATGTTCTTAAAGAAGTCCTAAGCCACCCTAGTAAGTATGCGTGGTGGAAGACCCTGTATGATGTAGCTGAGAATCATGTACAGTACCTGCAAGACCTAAGCATTGGTGGTGAGCGTTACGAGAGAGCAGTAGAGCACAGAGATACTTTACAGTCTACTCTTGAAGCGTTTAATCATAGAGAATCAACATTGAAGCTATTGTTACGTAGTAGTGACAAGCGTAAAGTGTTGAAAAGTTATAACCAAAATATCACACATTTAATGGGCGTAATTTAGGTCATTGACCGTAACTAGCCCCAAGGAGGAAAATTATAATGGCAAAATTAGACGTATCGGCACTAGCAGCAAGATTAACAGAGTTAAATAGCAATAGCGGAGGTAATGGTTCTGGCGGTGGAATTAGCTGGCTTAACCTTAAAGATGGGCGTAATGTTATCCGTATCTTACCACCTAAAGGTGATGGAGTATTTGCTAAAGAGGTATTCGTACACTTTGGTGTGAATAAGACTGAAGAGAATAAACGTGGTACAATGGTAGTGTGCCCTAAAACTCATGGAGATAACAAGCCTTGTCCAGTATGTGACGTTGTTGCTGAGTTCCGTAAGCTATCTAAGAAGAAAGATGACAAGTACGATAAGATGGCTAAAGAGCTTAACAAGAAGACACGTGTATACTACAACGCTATTGACCGTGCCGATGACCTAGATTCATTTGAGAAGAAGGAAGTAGATGGTAAGGAGAAATGGTTTAACGCTGATGATGAAGAGGAAACACCTATCAAAGTGTTTGGTTCTGGTATCGGCATCTATAAGGCGTTACTTGCTCTTATCATTGATCCAGAGTACGGTGATATTACCGATGAGGAAGAGGGCTTAGATGTAATCATTACTAAGTCTGGTACAGGTTATAACACTAAGTATGATGTTAAGACTGTGCGTAAAGAGTCTGTTATTGGCTTTGATAACTGGGAAGAAGAGGCACACGACTTAAACCCATTAGCTAAGGCTAAGAGCTATGATGAGATTGATGCTATTCTTAATGGTGAAGAGCCTGAAGAGGGTGAAGAGAAGGAAGAAGAGCAGGAAGAGGAAGAGAAGCCTAAAAAGGACTCTACCAAAACTAAGCTGAAAAAAGAAGAGAAGGAAGAGGAAGAGGAAAACTCTGAATCTGAAGAGTCTAGCGATGGGGATGGAGACGACCTATCTGCTGAGATTGCAGCAAAACTAGCAGCACGTAGAAAACGTAAGTAAGGCATACTTAGGACATTAAGCAGGTGGGCAACCACCTGCTAATACTTTTGAAAAGGGGATATATACTTATGAAAGAGATTAAACAAGCTGTAGATGTTAGCCATGAATTTAAATATGAACTAGGTTGTATTGAAGATGAAGTGTGCCGTCACTTAGCAGTACATGGCTTAAATAAAGCACCTGATTACTTCTGGTATGTACCAGCATCAGCAAGTGGTAAGTACCATCCAAAAAGTAGCTTAGGTCTGGCTGGCTTAGTACGTCATGTAAAAGGTGTATTCCGTATCTCTGAGGAGTTATTAGACCATAAATTATACTCTCCCTTTACACCAGTAGAGAAAGATATGATTCGTGTTGCTGTACTACTACATGACTGCCTAAAGCAAGGTACAGATGGTACTCATACTGTAGCCGAGCATCCATTATTAGTACGTGAAGCACTTCACCCTACTAAAGGTTATGGATTCACTTGTGATATGGATACTACACTGCGTGTTAAAGATATGGAAGATAAATGGAGCTTAATCTGTAATATGATTGAGACACATATGGGCATCTGGAATACAGATAAAGAAGGTAATGAAATTATGGACATTCCTAAAACTAAAGCTCAACTACATGTCCACATGTGTGACTACCTAGCTAGTAGAAACTGCATTGAAGTAGATGTGACACCTAGAGAAGCACAGTCTAACTATAAGAAAAAGGATGAAAATAACGCTCCTGCATGGGTAAGTGAACCTGCTACTACAGGTCAGATTGGCTTTATTAAGAAGCTACTTGTTACAGCTATGAACAAGGGAGTTTCTCATCCATACGATGGGGTGACTTTAGTAAAAGATGGTGAGATTGTCATTACAAAAGGCAAGGCGAGTGCTATGATACAAAATTTACAAGGTTTGACAGGTCAATAAACCCTAAGGAGTCGATTTCTGACTCCTTTCTTTTATTTTTTGTGAGGTGATTGAGATGGCAGAAGCAGGACGCAAGAGAAAGTGGCAACCCCATTGGAATGATGAAATTCTTAAAGCCCTTGAGACGAAAGGTGAATATGACTACACCTATATAATTGAACAGCATGGTCTACGTTTGGTATGGGTGAGGGATAAAATTAGAGCACTGTGTAAGCAGGCTCATGATGGTAGTGTATCCCTTAGGTGGGATAAGAACGCTCACATAGTTTATATACGTAAGTCTTATGTTAGACCTAAGCCTGCAATACCTAAGGGCATTCCTGCTATTGAAAAGTATGCGGAACAGGCTAAGGCTATCAGAAGTAACAGAGATAAGTTCATTGCTCTATGCAAGAAGGATGGAGAGGAATACCCTATCAACTTGTATGCTGTCACTGAGCAACATGCTAGAATGGACTTAGAAGAGAACTACAAGGTAGATGAGATTGTAGACTTACTACCTGCGAAAGAATACCGTAAAAAATACAGAAGAGCATTATAAGGAGGAAACAAGATGTTACTACTAATTGATGGGAATAATATAGGTTACCGTGCTTTCCATACTCCGCAAGGACAACTAGAGACAAAGGATGGCAAGCCTACAGGTGTAATGCAGGGTGTCCTTAAATCCATTAAGATATATCTGGAACGCTTCCCAGAAACTACTAAATGTTTGGTGTGTTTCGATGGTGGAAAAGCAGAATGGCGTAAGGAATTATATCCCGAATATAAGGCAAATCGTAGTTATGGTGACGACCCTGAAGAGAAAGCTAAGTTCGATGGGCTATTTGCTCAATTAAATGAGCTTAACACTATGCTTCCTAAGATCAATATACGTAGTATTAAGTTAGATGGTCATGAAGCCGATGACTTAATTTATGCATTCTGTGAGCTTACTCAAGACAATGTTATGATTGTCTCAAGTGATAAGGATATGCTACAGCTCATCAATGAGCGTGTATCAGTGTATACTCCTTACAAGGATAGAGTAATCGGTATCAGTGACTTCTATGAAGAGACTGGAGTAACACGTGAAGCATACCTTGGTTACCGAGCGTTAGTGGGGGATACTTCAGATAATATCATTGGTATTCATGGTATAGGTGAGAAGAAAGCTAAAGCACTGATGGATAAATATGGTCACATTGACCACATCCTAGCTGCTACTGGTGACGTGAAGAAAGCATTAATGAAGTCTAAGGTTAATGCACGTATCTTTGAGCCTGAGAACTTAAAGCGTCTAGGTGTTAATAACAAGATTATGAACCTTAAATTCTTTGACTACACAAGCATTAGACATGAGCTAGATAAGGCTCTAAATGATCCTATTGAGTTCGATACAAACTACTTCAAGAACTGGCTGATGCGTAACCAGTTTGCTGCTATCCTAGCAGAGTACCTAGCGTTTACTATGGTATTCCGAGCACTAGAGGAGGATGATGAGTAATATGTGGCATGATAGAGCCAATGGTGATATGTGGAGGCAACTAGACAGGGTTGAACACAAGACAGTTATCATAAACTGTATACGAGAAACTATCGCCCAGCATGTAAGCTATGAGCCTCATATGGGAGACTTTGATGTCTTTATAGAAAGAGCAATTAATGGGTTGGCTAGTAGCTATGTGATGGGTATATCAAGGAGAGTCCCTGCTAAAGAGTTTGAGAAGACAGTTACCTTCCAAGTACCTGCTACATGGTGGCAACACTTTAAAGAGTCCCACTTCCCTGCATGGGCGTTAAGGAAATTTCCAGTTAAGTACACAACCTTAGCTGAGACTATTGGGTTTAAGGCTCTATATGACCACATAATACCTGGTCATAACCCTCATATCCAAGTGCATGTAGCAGAACACAAATGGGAATGAGAATACAGAACACCATAAGGCAGGTATGGATGTGCTGGCTATTCAGCTATGTATTCCAGTTAGCAGGAATCATTCTAGTAGGAGTGGTATGGTGGGGTATTCTAGACCTAGATGAATACTACGCCACACATCCTCCAGACATAACTATTTGGAGTATAAAGATACTAGGTTGGGTAACCAGTTTCATTCTGGTATATCGACTAGAGAAAAAAGAGGGGTCTCTGTAGAGAGACCTCTTATTTTATGCCATATGACAAATAAAGGGAAAACTCTGAGAACTCCCCTTCTTTTATTTCAGAGACCTTGAAAGGAGAGATTTATCTAAATGACTAAACAGATTGTACATGCATTCGAATTGTTGCAAGCTATAGGGGGAACTACATCAAGAACGGCTAAAGAGGATTACCTGAGACAGGGTGAGGGTAACCCCGTGTTTAAAGAAATCCTACTAAGAACTTATGACCCAGAGATGATATTTGGTATCAAGAAAAAGTCTAAAACTAAGCCTTTAAGTATTGAATTCAACGATGACCTTCAATACAATTATGATAAATACCTCCTCCTTACTAATCTACTAGCTAGCAGAGACCTGACAGGTAATGCTGCATTAGAAGCCTTAGATGGATTGATGTCCACATGTGGCTCTAAAGAAGCAGAGTGGTATATGAAGTCTATCCAGAAAGACTTTAAGATTGGTATTACTGCTAAGAGTATTAACAAGGTATTCCCAGGGTTTATTGAAACTCATACTTGTGCTCTAGCTAAGGCATTGAAGAAGTATCCAAAGAGATATACAACTAATCCTAAGTTTGATGGGTATAGATGCAATGCTTTTCATCATCATGACGGTAGAGTAGAACTTAAATCTAGAAATGGTAAAATCATTACTGGATATGATGCAATTGAGCAAGATGTTGCTAAACTACCAAGAGGGTATGTATATGATGGAGAGATTATGGCACCATCTGGTAAGTTCTCTGATGTACAAAAATCAGCCTTTAAGAAGACTGACAGCAAAGAAGGTATTCTTCATATGTTCGACTGCTTAACTATAGAAGAGTTTGAAGCAGGTGAGAGCAAGACTATCTATGAAGAGCGTATTGATCACATGGAGTACTTAGACCATCACTATATCCAAGACCTTCCACTATGGTTTATTGAGTATGTAAGACCTGAAGGGCACTTCGAGGATAGTGAAGAGTCACAACAGGCAGTATTTGAAATTCATCGTAGAAACGTAGCATTAGGATATGAGGGTACTATGCTGAAAGACCTTGATGCTACTTATAAATGTAAAAAATGTTATGACATGCAGAAGATAGTAGGGGTTAAGAGAATTGACCTTCCTATCGTTGGAACTACTGAAGGTAGGGAAGGTACCATGTTTGAAGGCACTCTGGGTGCTCTGGTAGTTGCTTACAAAGACAATACTGTTAATGTAGGTGAGGGTGTATCTCATGAGCTACGAGATGAATTGTGGGTTAAACGTGACGAACTTATAAATCAGACTATTGAAGTGGAATACCGAGAGGAAACTACCAATAGCAAGACAGGTAAGAAGTCTCTACGCTTCCCAGTGTTTATAAGATTCCGTCCTGACAAAGACTAGGAGGATTGAGTATATATGAAGGAATTTCTCAAAGCACTGCAATATAGAAGTAACAAGCTAATAGATAGCTCTCCTGTAGCTGGTGCTGTAGATGAGCAACACAAGAAGTTAAGAGAAGAATACAAGGCTCTAGAGGGTAGACGTGGGCTGTACACTAGTGGGTCTACCAAAGAAGTACGTGTTATCACGATAGTAGAAGCTCATGAGAGATACCTACGAGTTAGTTACCAGTGCTTTGGGATGGACTATACTGCTGAAGTCTTTACTTGCATATGCTGGAACGGTATCTTTAGTGGGGAAGAAAGGATTAGTGACGTAGAATGAACGATATGACACCTCCTACTCATTTTGAACCTGTATATCTCTATAATAAGTATGAGCCACTTAGAAGAAAGATATACAATAAGTTCAAAGACCAGATGGCTAACAACACAGATAGGGAAGAGTTGTCTGCTGAAATAGACCGTACATTCTTAAGCTTAGTAACGGAATACAACCCCCATCGGGGGGTTGACTTCCCCTACTATATTAAGAAGATGCTTGATTTACGTATCTTCCACTGGGTAAACAAGTACCATAAGAACATAAATCGTGAGACATACAGCAATGATGATAACGGTATAGTAGTGGAGGATACCCAATATGCAGAGTTACTTCAGCGTATAGTTGACCTTCATAGTATTGACCCAGACATTCAGCTAGGAGAGAAACATCGAAATCTTATGATTGGATTGCTGATAGACCAGAAGACTATTCAGCAGTTAGCCGAGGAAGAAGGGGTACCTTCCAATAGACTACATGCTAGGCTGTACTTCTTGATACAGAAGTTTGACAAAGAGTATGCAAGACTAATAGAGTGGTGGGGAGAGGACTTATATGACTAATGAGTATCAAATGAAGAAACATGAAGAAGCTATGACACTCCAGGCTAAGAAACTTGAGCAGGAGATAGCTAAATTTGGAATAACCTACAGTAATGCTGGACAACTTAAAGACCATGATGCTATTATGTTTATGAACCTTGTAGAGAAGTGCCTAGTAACGTGTGGTTCAGAGCCTAAACCACACTTCCTTGAGGTTAGTAGAAACTTTATACAGGTATATACCCTTGTTAAGATGAATGCTAACATCTTCCCATTTTATCCAGACGAACACCCTAAAAATGATAGATTCCATAAGGTTGTGACACAGACGTTGCTTGGAATGGGCTGGGTGGATTCTGTTAGATGGCTACCCAAAGAGAATGGCTCAATTTTATTGGTGACAAGGAGGGTATAAGATGATAGCGGTTATCGTTGAAGGTTTTAGTGACCATGACGCAATTCGTAGAGTCTACAGTCCAAAAGATGTGCAAACCATAGTAACGAATGGGACAAAATTTAATAACCGTATCAGAGAGCAGATTCAGGAAGCCTTAGACATGAGGCTTCCTACTTTCATATTATCTGACCCTGATAAGGCTGGGGATGAGCTTGCTAGCATGATTAAGAGCAACTTTGGTAAGATTTCTAGGATCAAGGTAGACCCTGATAGAGCAAAGCAGGAACGTATGTTCAGAGTGAAATATGGTGTGGAGTATTGCAGCGATGAATATTTAAAAGAACTACTGGAAGGAGTGGTACAGTATGGCAGAAGCAAAAAAGAGATGTACGGCTTGTGAGAAATGGCTAGACTATGATGAGTTCCATAGAGACTCTAAGTCCTCAGATGGGAGAGTACGTAAATGTAAATTATGTACTAAGATGAATAGAGGAGCAAAGAAGCCTATCACTAAGAGCAGAAGTGTATCCCTCATGTCTATAAGGCTGTCCAAGGCTATAAGTACTCTTGCCAAACGTATGAAGATTCCAGTAAATATCCAAGTGAACAATGACACAACCATTACTGTCACTATCAACAGGGAGGAATCATCGGATGAGTAAAGGCATTGTAATTCAGGGTAGTGTAGGAGCAGGAAAGAGTACTTTAGCTGAGATGTTGGCAACATATACAGGAATGACATTATTCCGAGAGCCAGTTAAGAGTAACCCCTACTTAACTGATTATTATAAAGACCCTGAGAAACATGGATATGCAATGCAGGTATTCCTGTTGCATGAACGCTTTAAGCAAGCCTTACATGCACAACGCTTAGATGATCACATTATGGATATGAGCATGTATGGAAACTTAATATTTGCTTCCATGATGACTCAAGATGGCATTATGACGGAACGTAATATGAATGACTACATCAACATATTCCATACATTCCGTGCCCTAACTGAGCCACCAGCACTTATGGTTTACCTAAAATGCTCCACTGATGAGTGTATCAACCGAATTCAAAAAAGAAATAGGAAATCGGAGTTGAACGTAGAGCGTTCCTATTGGGAGAAGCTAAATCAAGCGTATGAAGTCTGGTACAGAACCTACTTCTACAGTCCTAAAGTTGAGATTGATGTTACAAATATCAATATAGTTGATAGCAAGGAATCAGCTCACTATGTAATGGAGACTATTATGAAAGAACACGTCAAGGCTACCCTTTAGGGTAGTCTTTTCTTGTATAGGTCTACTGGTTTGACTTTTTTCGAGGATTCGGAAAAAATAAGGATGTGGTCGAGGGACACACCAAGCATAAAGGAGAGGTGATATTCGTGCGTATTAACAGAATAGTAGGGGAATGTAGTTGTAACAACTGTTTAGACAGGGGTTTGACAGAAGCCTACAAGATATATGTAGGTAGAACTAATACTACAACCACGATAGTTCTGTGTGTTCAGTGCTTAATCAAGCTAGACGCTGACATTAACAACAAGATTAGAATGATAGCTATGAGGGGTACCGTTGACTCCCTTCAGCAGGGTAGGGAGGAATAGCTAGTGAACATAAAGATTAACTACATCGCTGACCTTAGGCTACGTCAGGTAGAGGTCAGAACAGGAACTACAGTATTCCTAGTAGATGTAGAGCACTTCAAGAGAATAACAGAAGCAGATATAGAGTCTATAGAAGGTCGTAGAGGAACTCTGGTAATGAGTAGTAACCTCTACATCAGTCTTAGGAAGGAGGCTACACATGTCGGCAGAGTTAGAGGAACTGAAGCGTAGGGCAAAATTAGCAAGGCTGAGTAAAGTCCCTAAGGGGGCTTCAGCCCTTACTAAAGAGGATGTAATGTTAGTACTTCATCCAGATGAGGCACAACTGATACTAGATTTCATGTATGGAGCTATTCAGTGTAAAGAACTTAAAAGTGACCACAAGATGGCACTTAATATAATCGAACATATGGAGGGATAGTTATGATGACCAACGGTGAGGTAAAAGATGAAGCGGTAAAGATATTAGAAGAGTGGGCACAAGAGAAACCAGAGATGTTTGTATCTGGTGGAGAGCCTAGTTTCTGTTGGGAAATGAGACATTCAGCTATCAGAAAGGTACTGGAGGACAATGACCTTACTGAGTATGAAGATGACATAGAACAAATTGATGGCTTCTTACACTACAGTCACCTAGCAACAGCAAGAAAATATGTAGAAGAGTACTTAGCAGAGGAACAAGGTAAGCTTAGTAAGGTGGCTGAAGTGGGTCACAGACAATCAGACTTTATGTAGGGGGAATGGAAAATGAATGAGTTTCACATGGATATTGAGTTGTTTCTTGCTATAGACAAGTTTTTACTACCAGGAGTAAAGGTTGGTAGTCTTAACATGGATGTATCTGCTAATGCAGGCAAGCCAGAGGGTACAGTAATTCTATCTCACCTATTGGTTTACAAGGATGGAGTTAGCCATGTATTCTTAGTAGATCATAGTAGCAATGGTATTACAATGGCACTGTTTGATGAGAAGGGTTGTGGTGCTGCACCTATACCTGATGGTGAGGAAAGACAGACTAAGCAGGTATTACAAATGATGATGGCAATAGCTAGTGGAGGGGATGTTAAAGATGGAAGCGTACATTAATACTACAGGTGTTAGAACAGGTCGTCTTAGCTCATCTAGAGAGAATAAAGCAGGGGTGGCACAATCTCCTGTAAACTGGGTAGGAGAAGTAAAGGTTAGTAGCTTCATGCCAACCTTTAGTATCTATGACATAATGGGCATTACTCCTGAGAGTGAGGTGGCTGTAAGAGAGAAGGAACTAGCATTTTGGGAGGGCAAGTATAAAGCTACAAACAAGCATAGTCAGAAGACGCGTATCAAACGTAGAGTAGACTTCAAACGACATATGTTAAACAAAGCTAAGGAAGACATGGAAAATTACTACAAGAGCAAGGAACAGTATAAGGCGTAGACACTGTAGGGAGACAACTTTGATGTTGTCTCCTTTTTTATTTATTGTAAGAGGATTGATTTGCTTTTCTCTCTGTTCCGTGTGAAAATTGACTCATGGAAGTCAGGAAGTACATTGAGTCTAAAAGGAGAGGTGTAGAGATATGACTAAATTATCAGTAGGTGAGTGGAGAATACTTTTGCTTAGTGACTGTCTACAGGACAGCGAGGAACTGTATGAGTACACAGAATGTCTACGTAAGGAAGGTAAGAGAGCAGTCTTATCAATCACTAGAGAAGATGCTAAGGTTTTGGATGAGTATCTTGAGGATGGACAGGATAACCACTTTAGAGAACAACTTAGAAAAGAGTGGGTATTCACTGGTAAGGTAAAAGACAACGGTAAAGGTAATAAAACTACATGTGAGTACTGCCAACACCAGCAAATTAGATACAGATACTTATGCAAGAACATTAAAACAGGTGTATATTTGGACTTGGGTAGTGTGTGCGTAGGGTATATTGTACATGGTGAAGAGAAGATGAAGGATAAAGAGTTCAGTAAGAACTTTGTAGAAGGTCTAGACAGTCTTAGGAAGAAACCATATGTACCAGACCCACAAGAGGTAGAGAGTAAACGCAGAAAGCAAGAGCCTTCAATTCGATATGCAGCAAGTATTATACATAGTGCTGGGCATGGAGAGAATAGTTTCTTCCAAAGCCTACAGAAACAGTGGAATGAGGGTAACTCCCTATCAGATAAGCAGTTTGAAGCTTTAAAGAATATGGCAATCAGAATACGTGATTCACGTAAGCGTAAGGAGGTAGCAAACAATGCCTGAGATGTACGTAATGTTTAAGCCAGGTTCTGTAATGTTGTGTACTAAAGAGATAAATTTTGGTAGTGCTGTTATTCCAGAAGGTACTACAGGAATAGTGGAAACTGTTTCTCTAGACAATGGAGGAGGAAGACACTACACAGTATACTTTGCCTTAGTTCTCATGGATGGGGATAGGGCAGAAGAAGAGGTACCTTACATCCTTACAGAAGAGAGAATGGGGCACTTGGGTATTAGGATGATACAAACACCATGAGAGTTCTATGCACGGGGAGTAGAGACTTCAAGAACGTTGACATGGTAATAGATGCTCTACTGGAATTACCAGTAGACTCTGTTATCATACATGGTGGTGCTAAAGGACTAGACAAAATAGTAGACATAGTAGCCAGATACTTAGGGTTTAAAGTAGAAGTATATAAGGCTGAGTGGAAAGGCGATAAGCGTGAGGGCTTATACCGTAATAGCCAGATGTTGCATGAGGGTAAGCCTGAATATGGTCTAGGGTTCAGAAGTAAGCTGAACAGTAAAGGTACTAATGACATGCTTATGAAGATGGGGCAGGCAGGTATACCACATAAAATCTATAACGATTTCTAGGAGGACATAAAATGGGACTGAATCACAGAAATGTAACTATAAGTAATGGGGACTTAGATAAGGGAGAGAAATTAATTAAGCTAACAACAGAGAAAGCATTCCAGAAGCTAATGGAGGGTAAGGAAATCTTTGCTAGATTCCAAACAGTTACCTATGACCATGTTAAGGGGTGTAGAAGATGTAATAAAGAGAGAAAGGGTAACTACTGTAGTGAGTGTGGTTCACAACTAACAGATAATCTACCAAGGGAAGTAATTAAGGATAAGAGATGGTTAGGATTAGAGCTGAGATGGAAAGAGGATAGTGAGGAATTTAAGGAAGCTGAAAGAGAGCTATGGGAGTTCACTAACCACCCATTCTCTGGTGGACGTTCTTATAAGAAGTCTAATACTCAACTAGGCTACTTTACACAAGTCCAAGTTTGGTACTGGAGGGGTTATTGATGAAGGGTGTAGTTAGATGCTGGCAATGTAAAGAGAGGCATGAAGCAGATAGAACCACTTATATCCAGGTTCAGGGGTATATCTATCAAGGTAATCAGGAGGTACTGGATGCCAACTGCTCTGGTAAATGTGATCATGAAGAACTACCTTCAGCTAACTTTTGTGCTGACAAGGATTGTCTTATGAAACATATCAAAGCTAAGAAGGAGGATGCAGACAATGGCATTCGATAAAGCTAAGAAGAAAGAGGTAAGAGAAATAGGGGAGAGACCGTGGCAGGTATCTATAGAACCAGAGACTGAACCTATATATCAGGTGAAATGTATCAGAATAATAGGTACGAAAATTGCAGTTGCTAAAGAGCACTATGTAGATGACCTTGGTTCTTTCCTACCACAAGGTACTCTAGGAACAATAAAAGAGGCAATCATAAGAGAAGATGAAACTATCTATGGAGTGTACTTTGAAGATGTACACTGGGTGTTTGACACCCCTTGTGGCATACAAGGAGAGGTATCAGAAGGTACGTTCCACTGGTCTGAGGAAGAAATGAAAAATATAATAGGAATTATATAGGAGGATGTAAACAATGGGAACTAATAATACTGAAGAGTTAACAGGGTTGAAGATGCAAAACAAGCCTAGAAAGGCTGTACTTAAATCTACAGGGGAGCTAGAGGTCATTCAGTATAATGATGAGATAGTGGAGTTTGTTAACTGTCATGAGTGTAACTGTCAGCACCTTACTCATCAGGAGAGCTACCTAGAAATAGTGGGCAACCTCCATGTAGGAGGCACGAGTAGGGGTGGATTGTTAGGTAATGGTGACTGGAAGAACATTGGTGTCCCTGTATACTACTTCTGTATAAACAATCGTTGTCTGTCTAATTATATCCGTAAGATAGAGCTGAAGGAGTTAACTACTACGGAGCAGATAGCTGAGGTCAAGTACCTAACTGTGTTTGAAGTTGGTGTTCCCGTACCTGTAACTAATGAGTTCTTCCTTAAACCAGACAATAAGTACTGTGTAGTAAATGCGAATAGGGAAGGTGATATAGTTATAGAGGGTATGATATATTCTATACATCCTCAAGGGGACTACGTAAAACATAGGAAGATGGCAACTACTTCTGACCTAATACAGGAGTGGATGGTTAAAGGGATAGTTCAGCTTGTTCCTGACACTGTAGAGCTTGAGCCTACGGAACGTCCTTGATTTCTGTTTCCAGTCGTGAGAAAATGGTCTTGTGAGAGGGAGAACCTCCTTCCTCTAGACCAGAGCTAAAAGGAGAGGGTACTAGTGAGTAAATTTATTGATGGGTTAAACCCAAGCCAAGAAACAGCAGTATTAGCAGTAGAAGGTCGTGTACAAATCAATGCAGTAGCAGGTAGTGGTAAGACTCGTGTTCTAACACACCGTGTAGCACACATGATTACTGACCTTAAAATCAAGCCTAAGCATATCATGATGACAACATTCACTAAGAAGGCTAGTGAAGAGATGGAAGAGCGTCTGTCTAAGCTTATCCCCCAGATGAAGCTAATGCAGTTAACAATTGGTACTACACACTCTATTGGTTACCGCATCTTGAAGAAAGAGTATGAAGCGTTAGGTGACTCTAGAATGTGGGCATTTAAGAAGAAGGATGGAGTACTAATGGGTAACTCTCAAAAGTACTTTGCTGAGAGTATAGTCAAGGCTATCATGATGGATAGAACAATTGAGTTCAGTATCAAAGAAGAGCTAAGAGACATGCCTATCCCAGGATTACTGAAGGTAGTAGGATTGACTAAGAATAATGGTCAGAACTACCAAGACTTTGAAGAAGAGAATAGTGGTAAGGGTACTAGAATGGATTGCTATATCGAGTTCTTCAGACGCTATGAGATTACTAAGCAGAGCCAAGATAAGATTGATGGTGACGACATGCTATACCTTCTATGGAAGCTGTTTAAGGAGCACCCAGAAGTACTTAAAAAGTACCAAGACATCTACAAATACATACTAGTGGATGAAGCACAAGATAGCAACTCATTACAGTATGAGCTAATGAGCATGCTAGCTTATCCAGAGAATAACTTATTTATCGTAGGTGATGACGACCAGTCTATGTACGGTTTCCGTGGTGCTAAACCAGAACAGTTTATAGAGTTTAGCTCTTCATACAAGAATGTACAGTCCATTGCATTAGAAGACAACTACCGTAGTAACCCAGCTATTCTACAGATTGCTAACAATCTGATTAAACATAACACTAAGCGTATCAAGAAAACGCTTAAAGCACATAAGCAAGATAACAGTGATTGTACAGCATTATCTGTATTCAGAGATGAGACAGAGGAAGCTAAACAGGTAGTAGATGATATCAAGATTCAGATAGAGAAGAAAGGTAGAGGTCATAAGGACATTGCTATCCTTTACCGTACTAATTCTCAATCTCGTGCTCTAGAAGATGAGCTAATCATGTCAGGTCTACCATATGTTATCCATGGAGGTATTTCCTTCTATGAGCGTAAGGAGATTAAGGACATTGTATCTTACCTTAAACTGGCTATTGACCCTCATGCAGATACAGCGTTCAAGCGTGTGTATAACGTTCCAAGTCGTTATCTAGGTAAAGTGTTCTTTGAGAAGGTTAAGTCATATGATGGCTCACATTGGGAAGCTATTACTTCTGGTAAGTTATCTCTTAAAGGTTATGAAACTAATGGTATTCTAAGCTTTACAGCAGTAGTGAGAGAACTACAAGAGCTTCTACGTAAGGATAGTACTCCTACTGATTTAGTAAATCATTTATTAGACAATGCTGGGTACCGTGAGTATATCCTAGGTGAGGACGATGAGGAAGAAAGTAACCGTCTAGAGAATATTGAGACATTAAAGTACGTGTTAGACCGTTATGAGAACGTTGAGGACTTCCTAGGCTATATTGAGATGATGACTTCTCAAGCTAAACATAGTATTGACGGTGTTCAGCTAATGACTATCCATAAGAGTAAGGGTCTTGAGTTCCCTGTAGCATTCTGTGTGGGTGTGTCTGAAGGAGTATTGCCTCACTTTAGAGCAGTAGAGTCAGAAAATGATGGTAAGCCTTTGGCTATTGAGGAAGAGCGTAGATTGTTATATGTTGGTATTACAAGAGCAGAGAGTGAAGTATATATCTCTTGCCTACAATCTTATAATGGTAGACGTTGTATGGTGAGTCGCTTTGCTAAAGAGCTAGGCATGAGTGCCTTTAGTGCCAAAGCAGTTAATGAAGAGTATGATAGCCGAGTATATCAACATATTAGAGAGCAAGAAGAGGCTATGATGAGAGGTATAGTGGGGGAGTAATTCCCCCTCTTGCTTTCTTAGAAGAGGGGTATACGTTAGTTAAGTGTACTAATTGTTATCATCCATACACTTCCTCACCAAAGTTTAGTGATACCCAGCCTGATGAGGTGGAAGATGGCTTGTGTCATGCATGTAAGAAGCTAGAAGCAGAACTAGATATAGTTTGGTAGAAAAGACAACCGAGAAAAAGGAGAGGTTCAGATGAACAAGGTATATGAGGAGACTATCAAGAAGGTTAGTGAGTTGCTAAAGGGGAGCAAGAAGACGGTGGTGTTGAGTGGGGCTGGACTTTCAACCGAATGCGGGCTACAGGATTTTAGAAGCTCTAGCGGTCTCTACAAAAACAGACGTATTCAAGAATTAGCTACTACTAGAGGGTTGTGGGATAGCACCTTTGAATTTACTGAGTACTATAGAGAGAGAATTGGTCAAGTGTTAAGTAATGAGCCTGATGAGTCTTATATGTGTATTAATGACTGGGCTGAGCAAGGACTGGTACATCACATTATCACCCAGAATGTTGATGGATATCATAGCCAAGTCAATACTGCTAAGATTCCTGTGCATATGTTGCATGGTGATTTAGCTAGTTGCTTCTGCTCTGCATGTAAAAAGAGTACTCCTAGTTCTTATTACCTGCATAACATCAGATGTCCTCATTGTGGTGGACTTCTTAGACCTAACATCGTTCTATTTAACGAGCAGTTATCCCAGAACACTTTAGCCTTATCATTATCTGCGGTGCAGAATGCTGACCTTACTATTGTAATGGGTTCTTCCCTACAGGTAACCCCAGCAGCTATTCTACCTGCCTACACTAAGAAGAATGGTGGAAGCTTAGTAATCATTAATAATGACGAGACACAGCTAGACCATATAGCTGATGTAGTTATAAACGCCCCTCTTGGGAGAACAATAGCGGAAATCAATAAGGAACTAGGTACTTCAGCCTAGTTCCTTTTCATTTGTTTGACTTCTGGGGTGGTTTCCTTCAAAATGAAGTCATCAAGTTGAGTTGGTTGGTTCACTCTACGGAGTAGCTAAGGATGGAGATTCCGTTCTTCGGGCAAACTAACTTCAAAAGATACCAAAGATAAAAGGAGCTGGTTATAATGGCAGTAAAACAACGTATTATCACTAAACAAATGCAGGCACATGTAGACCAATATCTAAAGATATATGAGGCATCTAAAACTCTAGAGAAAGAATTGAAAAGATTACGTGGTCTTATAGAAGATGAAATGGAAGCACGTCAGGTGTACGCTATATCAGGTACTAATGGTGGTGGAGTTGAGCTACAAGAGGGTGAGAGAGTAGTGCAGAATGCTTTGTACACTACGTATGACCCTTCATTACTAACTGCTATCCCTGCTGGGTTGGCACGTCAGTGTAAGGAGATTGTAGTCAACAAGGATATGGTAGAGGGATTTATCAAAGAGAAGAAGCTATCTAGAAAGATGTGTGATGAGTTTAAGATTAAGAAGCCTTCTGTAACATTCAAGACTACAGTACTATAAACATAGGAGGTGGGGGTCTATGGGTCTCTTTGGAGATTTCTTTAGACGGTTGGGTGGGAAGGCTTATGAGCGAGATTTACGTAAGCAGTATGATCATCGTAAGCGTAAGTGGACAGAGCACGGGTACTGGAAGAACATCGGTACCCCTATCCATGATAACTGGGAATGGGTTGACCTTAAACCTGGAAAGTATGAAGCCCCTAAGTGGCTTAATGTTATAGAGATGCCTGAAGGTCATTACCTTATAAAACTAACTGATGAGATACTTCCTGATACAGAAGAGGTTGTCAAATGTGGATGCGTAAGGGACGTAGAAATTTCTGTAGAGCTATTGAAAAGTTATTATGAGTGTCTAGGTGACGTAATAGTTGACGTTAATACCGAGAAGAGAACAATTTAATCGTCCTCGTTTTATTAATCCAAAGGAGAGTGTCTGTATGACAAACGTGATTGAGTTTACAGCTAAGAGTAGTCGTAAGGGAGTAGCATCAGTACCAGTTAAGGGTGACCTTTTTGACCAGATGTTAGCTAGTGAGATAGAAACAGTATTAAAGGCTACAGGTTTACCAGATGGGGAGTCAGCTATCAAGTTTGTATCTGACTTTTATAGAAAGTATCCAGCGTTAGTGGAATATGCTCGTAGTCAAGAGAACCTACTAAGGAGGTAACTGTGATGGCTGACCAAATGATTATGCATTTTCGTAGAATGAGGGGTATTCCTGTAAAGGGTAGACTAGTATTAGAAGTCAACTACGAAGAGGGTACAATTAAGCAAGTTAGAGAAGGCTTAGATGAGAATGGTTCAGATAAGTGGATGCACGATGACTTACCTGAAGAGTGCAAGTATTGTGGTAAGGAAGTAGACAATGCAGGTAAGGTTGCCTGTAACAGTTGCATAGATAAACGTAAAGATACGTTGGAGTAGGAGGAAATTATTATGGATAACAATATTATGGGTGGATTAGCTAGAGCATTACGTAACTATCACTACTATGAGAAGTCAGGACGTAACCCCGTCCTGTCTCCTTTCTCACTATTCCGTAGATTATTCAATAGCTAGTCCCCTAAAGGGGGTGAGACCTGTGGGGAAGCGTAAGGACACTTTGATAGCTTTTCAGCTAGAAGTAAGTGAAGCCATGAGGAAGAATAAGCACGGCTATAAGACTTTGCTGAAGCGAGTACAGAACAAAGTGTTTCGTAATATTACTAGGTCAGAGCATGAGAGTACGTTGGAGAGTTTAGTAGTCAAGAAGTGGAGCAGTAGAGATGTTTGACAACTGGTGAGGATACACAATATTTGGTTCTAACATCAAGAGACCACACATAGTCTAATATAAAAAGGAGTGTGTTCTATGAAAGGGAGAAGAGAAGCTGTAGTAAAGTTGAATGTGATTAAGATAGATATTGATTACCAGTTACAGGCTTTATTTGATGCTATGCAGTCTAAAGATGACCAAGCCAAACAACAAGCTAAAGCTAACCTCTATACCCTTCGCAACCAGTTGAATGACCAGACAAAACTTATGGGGGTATAGTTATGAAAGGCTTCATCAAGTATATTCCATGGGCAATACGAGCAGCATCTATACTGATGTTATTTATCTACTTGGGTAATGTGAAAGATATGATTGATATTTATAACACCAGGGTAGAAGATGCACAGTCTGCTATGCAGGCTACCCAATTGTCTAGTGAGTCAATTATGCAAATGATACGACATGTAGCAGTAGTAGTCACTTTTGGTTTATTGTGGATAGCATTAGAGATTAATGTGATACGTGGTATGGAGAAGAAGTAGACTTTGTTAGATGCTTGCCCCTTAGGGGGTGAGTATTATAGAGAGTCTAAGGCTCTGAGTTAAAAGGGGAGAGGAATATGAATAGTAGGGGAGTAGGCATTGCATATGGTAGAGTCAAGCAAGATAATAGGCATAAGGACAAGATTATCAAGGAACACCGAGGTAGAATAAGAGAACTAGAAATACAGGTAAGAAGGCAAGAAGATATCATCAGAGAACAGGCTAGACAGATAAAGGAGCATAATGAACTCTGGAGGGGATTAGATGAAACTAGAAAATAGTAAAGAAGACTTGATTGTGTGTATACGTTCAGCAATGTTAGAGGGAGCAGAATGGATGTCTCTATTAGTGGTGATGCCAGAGCACCCAGCACCACAGCTTATTATTGACCCTAAGGAAAACTTTACTGCAAGACTTAACTTTCTACGCAATACATACAACGAGAATTTAGAACATGCTCACAACCCAGCAGTACGAATCGTAGGGTTTTCTAGCGGGTCTAGTGTATCTAAAGTATCTAAGATTTATAAGCTATATATGAAAAAACTACAAGAGGGAGAGAAATAATATGAAACTAATCATTGGTAAGGTGGCGTCTGGTAAGAGCCAGAGGGTAATTGATATCGCTAAGGAGAAGGCAGTTGAGGGTAAGGCTACTTTGATTGTGACAAGCCTAGCAGATGAACTAGGGGAGCGCTTTGGAGCTGCTAAACGTGAGTTATCAGAGCATAAAGATAACTTCATGGTCACCTCCATTAGACCAGATACCTCCAGTAACCCAGAGATGGCAGTAGTAAAGGGTATGATCCCTGTATTTGGAGCAGTACCTGATGTTATAATCGTACATGCTGAGATATTCTCTAGGGAACTGGTGTTAGCCTTAATGAACCTAGAACCAGTGTTGAAAGCAGAGGTTTATATGGTGGTACAAGCCAATAGCGAGTTTGCACCAGGAGTACAGGTAGTAGACGTGGAAGAGGTGATTAACTAATGGTAGTAGTATCTTCTAGAAAGTTTGCTAATTTGCTAAACATGATTAAAGGTCTAGAGTTAGTAGATGCAGAGATAATTATACATGATGACAATAGTGGTAATTTTGATGAGGTTGTACTAAAGTTTAAGGATGGTAAAGACCAGAAGGTAGTTAGTATTACTCCTGATTGGGAGCAGAGGAAGTCCGATAGAGATATTATTGATACTACTCTAGTGGTTGATGTCACTGAGATGGTTACTACTAGGCTCATAAAATAAAGGGGGACAAGCTTTATGAATACAGTTAAAGATGCTAAGTTAAAGAGGGTACTTGAGTTACGACACATGATAGAAGAGACTAAGAAGAATGAGACAGAGATGTCTAAGGAACTATCCACTCTAGAGAAGGAACTATATATGGAGTGTGAACATGAACGTATGACTCGTGTAAGTGATTGGGAGAGGGTAGACACTAGTACAGAGCTAGTATTCATGAAAGCTAACTACAAGTGCGATGAGTGTGGTCACATAGAATCCATTATGGGAAGGGCGGATAGCAATGTTGGCATCAACAAATAACGATGAGGCTATACAGAAGATGCTTAATGATAACTGTGAAGTGCGATTCATTCGTATACATAATGGTGAGGTAAGGGAGTTATGCATGGAGCGTTTTGGTAAGGCATTCGTTGTACGCTTCGCACCGTTAAGTGACCCTAAGATAATGAAACCAGAGTATTCTGTCTATAAGGTAGGGAGAAATGGTAGAGAGATTAGAGTAGCAGCCTTCTTTGCAGAGGAACTAGAAGACAATATGGCTAACTTTGGTTTCCGTGATGGCATGCTAGATGAATGGTATGGGAAACTAGTAGATAACCCTAATGAGAGGTTCTATAACTCTAACCACACATTCTACATTGCTAGAACCCCTGAAAGTGAACGTGGATTTAAGAACAGTATACTACCATACTAGGACTCCTACGGGAGTCCTTTTCTTTTTGTCCTCCGTCTCCTTTCCCCTCCTACAAAACTTTCTAATGAAGTTCCCAATCATTCTCCTATTGGGAACTTCCCCCGAATCCGTTTGCCTTTCCGAGAACTTTCCTATTAGATTTGATAACGATTTCTCTTGTTTGAAATTGTATCCAAACTTCATATATTTCTTTATAGTTGGTAACATTAGGAGGTGCATGATGGAAGGACAGAAGAGAGTAGTAGAAGCTATAGTAGACGGAGTAAGAGTCACAGGAGTCCTAGTTGCCAGTGAGAATGGCAAGTATGTAATACAGCTTGAGGATGGTAGCAGAGTAGTGTCTGATAATATCAAGGAGGTAGAATAGAATGGCTAACTTTTTCTATATTACTGTCGATACTGTTGGTCCAGCTAACCCTACAGCTAGCATAGAGAGTGGAGCACAATATACTACTAAACAACTTGTAAACGTTGCTATAGGAACAACAGATGCTAGTACAGTTGGATACCAAATGAAGATTTGGGGAGATGTAGACAAGGCTAATGATTCTGATATTCAGGATACAGAGGTAGCGTCTAACTGGATTTCCTACACACTTACGAAACAGATTAAGCTAACACCTGGTGATGCAGATAAGACTATCAATATTAAGATTCGAGACGATGTACTCAATGAATCAGCAGTAGCTTCCGATAGTATTAAGTTAAGTGCAACATTACCTAACGTTACTACAGTTGCTTCTGATGTACGTGTATCTAAGAAAGCTACTAAAGATGGATACACATTTACATTCTCTGCTGACAAGCCATTTACTGAGTATGCAGTTAAGGTAGTGGCTAATGCATCATCAGCACAGAACACAGGTACTACTATCCCTACAACTAACGGTTCTGTTAATACTTCTGGCACAGGAACATTCGATACTTCTTCAGTGCCTATCAACGTTACTATTAAGACAAATGACTTACTAGTAGCTAGCTCTGGGGATGGACAGAAAGGTATCAAAGTATTTGTTAAGGATGCCGCAGGGAACTGGAGTGCATAATTATGGGTAACTTTTTCACTATAACTGTAGATACAACACCTCCAACTATTGAACTTATCCATCCTAGACAACCTATCTATGGAGTTAATACTGAAATTATAGTGAAAGCTAGTGAAGAATTGGCTGAATACCAAGGTCTATATCTAGAAGATAGCCTTGGTATTCGTCATCCACTCATTGGCACATTGGAGTACGACACTATTACTTACAGAACTAACTTCCTTGGTGTGGCTCTGGGTACATGTAGAATCTATTGTACGGTAAAGGATGTTGTGGACAATATGTCAGAGGAATTTATATCAGTAATAAACCTACGTACATCAGCTCTAGCTAATAAGCAAGAATTAGAGTTGGGTAACCAAGCATTGACTGAACTAGAGACAGGTGTGATGCCTATCGTTGAAATGGAAGTATGGGTGACACCTAAGATTACCCTAGAAGAAGGAGGGTGGTAATATGTTACAGAAGAACGAGGGAGCTATAGTCTACCAGACAGGTAATACACAACGGTTCTGGTGTAGATTTAGAGACCACAATAACAAAATAGTAGAGCCAGATATGGTGAAGTTCCGTATCATGGACACTAAGACAGAGAAGGTAATAGAAGAGTTCGATGTACCTAAAACACAGAGAATAGAGGGTGCATATTATCATGACTATATATTACCAGAGAAGGCTCAAATGATCACATATGAATGGTATAGTGAAACAGGAGGGTATCCAAACTTAAAGCGTAAGCAGTTCGACACTAAGTTCTTAGGACGTTGGTGAGCATATGGGCATAATAACAGATGGGTTAATTGGATATTGGAATGCACAGAAAGATTGTACCCCTACTCTATGGAAGAACATCGCTCCTGCTACAGTAGGAACATTAGATGGGATTCCTACAGGGGGTAACCTAGTCATCGAGGGGGATGGCGTGGTTAACATAGCACCTAGATATATTACTGTACCAGGCATTAACTTATCTACAGGGCAGTCTACTATGGAGATAGTATTTTCTCTTAGGAGACCAGAGGATACATCTAAGATGACAATGATTATGTTCGGTGTAGGGTTTGAAATGCTAGCCTTAGCTAAGTCAGGTACTCAATTGAATGCACTGGGAGCTATTACTAGACCTGTTCAGTATAATGCTGAGGTGGTTATGGATGGTAAGACTCAGCTAGCAATAGTCAACACTGGTGGAGCAGGCGATGTATACATGAATGGTGTTAAGATTGGTACTCTGGCTGGTTTGGGTAACTACGCTAAGAACAACTACAATCTGTACATTGGTGCATCATTCCTTAGTGGTACTGCTAGTCAACAGTTCGATGGTAAGATACATGCAGCTAGAATGTACAACAAAGCACTTACTCCTGCACAAATATTAGAGAACTATAACAGTTCCTCTGATATAGGACTCACCAATCCTGCACCATTAGTGACTATCACTAACATAACAAGGACTACTGTGAGTAAGAAGTTAGGTGTAGACAAGGCTACGATTACATTCAAGTTCGATAAGGATGTACAGAAGTATGAGTTTAGAGCTGGTGGTATGGGGCAAGGATTGGGTGTACTATTGAGTACAGGTACAAGCAAGACTGCTAATGAAGTCATTACCACTGACCTATACTATTCTGACCAACTATTAGAAGGTATCAACAAGATAAATATCTATGGACAAGATATGGCAGGCAACTGGACACCTTACGAATCCTAAAGGCAGGGCTACTCTTTCTAGAGTGTTCCTGCCTTTTCTTTATGTATAGAAATGGTAACCATACACAGATGTATTTCGGTGTAAAAGTTATGGTGTCCAGAATCGTTTTATTTGGTATGACTTTCTGTCATTTGAATTATGTACTGAATTGTCTATAGTTTATATGTGTAACCGTCAGTTAGGAAGCAGTTATTAAAAGTAAAGTTTAGTTCAGTACTCACTGACACACACTTTACTGTGATAGCAAGCATCCAGAACGGAGCTAGAAAACCTTAG